ATCTCGGGACCCGAGTACCACCCGCCCGAGTTGGGCTTGGCGTACATCCACGGGATCTCGATCCACAGACCGCCCTTGATGACCAGCTTGTTACGGGCCTTGAAGCGGAAGGTGAGCGGGCTCGAAGTGAACACCACGTCGGTGATGTACGGCATAATGTATCGGTTCGACAGCGAGGTGAGGGTGTTTGTACCCCAAATCGGCGTTGCCATGTCTGCCTACTCCTTATGAGCCTGCAAGGTCGGGGTCACTTCGCACCGCGTTGAGCATGTTGGCCATGAGCTCGTCACGGGTCTTGGCGACCTTTGGTTCTTTGGTCCTCGGTACTGATCCACCAGAACCGGAAAGGGCAGACTGCTTTTGCTTCCGGTCCGACTTGGGCGACACCTTATCCCCCTGCGCTTCGACAACGAGGGACCGCAGATCGGGCGTGCTCCACAGCGTCATCTCCATGCCGCGGTCGAAGGCCGCCGTGAGACTGCCCTCGGTGCGCTCGAGCCCCTCGACGATGTTGGCCCGGCCCGTGGCGTCGGCCACCTTGGCCACCTGCTCGTCGCTCAAGCCGGGGTATTTGGCCTTGAACCCGGCCACGGCGGAGCGGAAGGAGTCGACCACCCGGGCGCGCTGGTCGCGCTCGGTCGACTGGGCGTTGGCCGCGTGGAGGCGGGCGGTCTCGGCGCGGGCCGACTGCATCTCCTCGTAGAGCTTGACCGAAGTCGTGTCCTCGGGGTCGATCCACTCGGGCAGGACGTTGGCCCTGGCCGCGGGCTTGAGGGCTTCGCCGACCCGCTGCGCGGTATCGGGCTCGGCCTTGAGCCGGTCGTTGAGGGCGAGCAGGGCGCGGACCTCGTCGATAGGGAGGTACTGGCCCTCGAACTCGATGGTGCCAGGCGGCGCGAGAGAGGGAGGCCGCTCCTCGGGAGATGCTTCGACCTCCCCCCCCGCGCCTTGAGCGGCGTCACCCCCAGTGGCGCCCTCTTCCTGTGTCGAGGTCTCTTCGGTCTCGGGTTCCTCGTCGACGATCTCATGGAGCGCGGCCAACATGGCGTCGACCTCGGAGATCTCGGTGGGGGCAGTGTCGGTCATCATCAACCAGTCTGTTGGGCGAGCATCCGGCGAAGCTCGTCAGGGGGTACTTGGGGGAGGGCGGTCGACGCGCCGGCGCCGGGCGGGGCGGAACCTCCTGCGGGACCCGTGAGAGCGGGCATGGCCGGGTTGGCCGCGCCTCCTCCGGGTGGACCCATACCGGCACCACCGGGGGCCCCCGGCGCTCCGGCTCCCGGGGCTGCCCCGCCCCCTGGACCTTGCGCCGGCCCCGGCCCCTTGGCCATGCCGACGAGAACTGTCTGGATCTTTTGCAGCATCGGCAACATCTGGGGGCCCGACTCGGGCCGGCCCATGGCGCGCGTCACAGCCTGGGCGGCCTCCATGAGGTCGTCAGCCGCGGTCGCCGAGGATGCTGCCTTGCCTGCCACGTGCTAGAGGATTTCCTCGTTCTGAGGCGGGGACTGCATCAGGCGGTCCTCCATGGTCTCTGAGCCGTAGCTGCCCCGGGTGAAGCCCTGGAGCTCGATCTTGACGTTGCCGCCGCCCTGTGGGAGCACGGCACCGTTCTTGATGCGGTTGACGCTTCCGTCGTTCGCCATCGTTCATCCTTCTCTCGTTGGTTCGGTGAAGCGGGGGAGGAACATCCAGGGACCTCCCCCGCCCACCAGTGCTAACCCGAATCGACTTCACGCAGCCGAACCGGAAGGTTGCTATGTAACCGGACTAGACGCCCGGTTTCCTAGCGCTTGTGGCCCCGCTTGGAGTGCCGCTTGCCGCGACGTGCCATATTCCCACCTCCCTTCCGAGTTGGGTGCTTTCGTGCATTGCGAACATTACCCCCGCTTGGAAGCCCGGCGGGTGGATCGGCGACCTGATTTGCGCTTGCCCCGCTGGCTGTCGGACTCTCGCTTGCCGGTAACCGACGACTTGCCATGTGCCCACGCCTCCGCGATTTTTGGTTCCTTGGCCCAGAGGTAGCGACGTTGCGCCTCGGACTTGAACGGCACCTACATCCGCCTCTTGCCCGAGCGCCTGGCCCCGAACCGGCGCATCTGGTTGGCGCTACCTGCCTTGCGCTTGACCCGCTTCAGCACTGATCCTCGCCGTAGGTGGGACGGTCCGCGTAGCGGACGTTGGGCTCGAACTCGTACTCCTCCTCGGGCTGGGCCTTGCGCCGCACGATGTTGCCGTCGAAGCCCTGGGACATGACACCCGTGGGGTTCGGGGCGTCGTCGACCTGGGGGTTGGGGTTGCTCACCGGGTTGTAGCCCTTGGATCGTGCCATGTCGGGATGCTACTCCTTGCTCAATGTGGGTGACCGTGACCCTTGCCCTTGGCGTCCTTGCCGCTCTGGATCTCGAACTGGCGCTCGGCTTCGGCGGCGGCCGACTTGCGCTGGAGGATGGCCTGCCAGTGCGGGACGCGGTGAGCTTGGAGGACCGCCTGGTCGTCGACCACGTCCATGGCCTTGAGGGCGTCCATCTCGGCGATGCGGGCCTGGCGGCTGGTCGGGTTGGACGAGCCCGCGTTGACGGTCAGGGCGAACTTCATCGGGTCGGCCCCCTCGGCGGTCGGGGTGTAGAAGTGCCGGGCCGCGAGCCGAAGGGCGGTCTCTTCGCCTTCCTGGCCGACGATGGCGACGATGCGCGGCACGTCGTAGTTGATGATGATGAGGTGGCAGAGCAACTCTCCGAGTCTGCTCAAGGTCATCTCCAGGTTGCGCAGGCTCGATCGGATCGACACGAACCCCGACTCCTGAACGGCTTGGGTGGTCTGCTGGGCCTGGCGGCCCGAGGGCTGTTGGCCCTTGGACACTCCGCTGAGGCCGGCGATGTTCTCCATGCGCCCGATGGAGAACTCGATCAGGTTTGGGATATCGGTCGTCATCGGGGGAGGAGTCAGCCAGTCGGGCTTGGTGTTCTGCCCGCTGAGATCCTTCTTCATCGTCAGCCGTTGGCCCGGCTTGTTGACGATCGCGGTTCGGGCCAGTCCGCTGTTCTCGTAGTCCATGAAGATTGGGTTGGAGGTCAACAGGACATTGGACGCGGCGGACGAGAGAAGCTGGTTGATGAAGAGCTGGAGCGGGGCGAGGTGCGCGACCAACGGCGTCGACCAGAACTCGCCGATCTCGTCGTCGACGTAGCGCACGTAGGGGTGGATGTCGAGGTCCCACAGGTTCTCGGCCGTCTCGTCGAGGAGCACGACTTCGCCCGTGAACACCACGACTCGCCACCCGTCGGTAACCACGGGCTCGGGCGACTCGATGTTGGGGTCGGTCGACTCGCGCTCTTCGAGGATGTTCTCGTGAATCCAGCACTCGTAGACGTTGACGCCGGATTGCAGTACGGCGCGGATGTTCGTCCCCTCGCCGGGATTGCCGACTGACACCGGCCCCTGTCCGAGATTGATCGGGATGCCGTCACGGACGTAGCGCGGGAAGTCCTGGCGCTGCGGTGACTTATCCATATCCTGGCGATCCCCTTGGATCACCGCCTCTTTGATCCGGTCGATGTTGACGTTGGGGAAGCGGCGCTCTATCTCGTCGATGGACCACTTGTGTACCTCGAAGAGGTACTGGCAGTCCGAGAAGCTCGTGGCGTTGGGGTCGGGGTAGAAGGCCCACGGGTCCACGCGCGAGCAGCAGATATTGCCGAGCCCGCCGTCGAGGCCCGAGTCCCAGCCGGCCTTCATGATCCCCGCGCCGTAGATGGGCGAGTCCCACAGACACTTGGCGATCTCGGCCTCCCAACCCTGGACGTGGAAGTTGGTGCCGAGAAGGGCTTCGAGCTGCTCGCCCAGCTTTACCTCGTAATCATAGAAATCTTGGAACGGTTCGGCGGCCGGGTCGATGGAGAAGTGGGTCTCCTGGTCGGTCATCCACGCCACGCGGGCGCGCAGTATCGGGTAGATCTCCGAGTCGCGGGGGTCGTCGGGTGAGCGCCCCCAGCGGTTCATCGACAGCAGGTAGTTCTTGCGCCACGTCTCGGCGCGCTGCTGGCGGGCCCGCTTGGCCTGCTGGTACAGCTCGTAGAGGCGTCCGGTCAGCTCGTGGTCGAGGGATTCGGGGGCCGTCTCGATCTGGAGCATGGTCGAGGTCATGCTTCGGCCGTCCTCGCCGCGTACTCGGTCTTCTCGTCGCGCGTGATGCCGGCGGCCTCGTGGTCGTGGATGTCGGTCAACTGGTAGTCGACAGTCATACCTAGCCGTTGGCTCTGGTCGTCGCTCGCCTTCTTGGCCAGCTCCGCGGCCTGCTTGCGCGACGAGATGACCTGGCCGAAGGCAGGGTTGTAGTGGTCGTGGAGGACCGAGGCATTGCGCCAAGAGAAGATGCGGCGGGAGATTTCGTGGCAGCGCGGGCAGGCCAGCACGTCGCCGCGCGTCTGGGAGTCGAAGTCGCCGTGAACCGGGCAGCGGTAGGCGTAGATGGCCACTATCCGTCCAGTTCGTGCATTTGGCCGGTCATGGCTTCATACGCTACAGGTTCGAGGTTCTCCGGAGCAGGACCGGCCTGGTCCCGGGCTAGGCGTTCCATGCCGTAGATGGCCTCGTAGTTGACCGGGTCCATGGTGATGGTGGTGACCATAGCGATCATCATGGCCATGACCGTGTCGTCGTTGCCGTCGTTGGACGCCGGGCCCATTTCGATGCCGTCGATGTTGATGTACTCGCGCATCTCGTTGTAGGTCTGGCGGTCGTGGATGATGATCTGGCGCTTCGAGACGTAGTGGATCAGCTGGCCCATCCCCCAGCCCTTGGACTTGGAATTGGTCGACCAGCCGAAGACGTTGCCCCGCTTGTGCAGCGGGCGGTCGGGGAGCTGCCAGCGCCACAAGTTAGGAACACGGAGATGCTGGAGCACCCCGATCACGCCCAGTCCACCTCCTTCCATCTCGCAGTTGACCAGGGCCTCGTTGTACCAAGACGCCAGGTTGGCGATGTGCTCGGCGAAGTCGTTGTGGGTGGCGAACCCGCGCCACACCGCCACCTGTTCGAGGTTGTCCCGGCGGAGAACCTGGATGCAGCAGGGGTCGCCGTCGAGGGACCGTGAGGGATCGGCCGCGACGACGTACTCGATCCTGCCCTGTCGGTCGGGCAGTTTGTAGACGCACAGCTCACCGGTGCGGTCCTCGAAGAGCTGGAGCTTCCCGTTGGCGTTGAGCAAGCGCCCGCGGGACAGGCCGATGATCTTCTGCCCGACGGCGGTGCCCGGGGGTTTGTAACAATCAGCCAACGCTTCGAGGTCGAACACGTTACGGCCCGTGGTCAAGAAGGCCACGTCTGGAGTGACCGGGTACTCCTCGTCGAACTTGTCCTCGGTCCAGTTGTTGGTGCGGATCTTGCGCCTGCGCCAGGCCAGTTGGTCCAGCGTCAGTCCGTAGCGGTCCTGTAGAGCCAGCTCCTTGGAGCTGAGCATCCGCTGGGAGAGGTTGTGGCGCTTGACCACGTACTCGGAGTGCTTCCACCAGGCGAAGAACATGGGGATGTAGTCGGACTCGCCGCGCTCGGCCGCCATCCAGGTCTCGTAGAAGAACCCCCCGACCCCGTTGGCCGTGGATTCCAAGATGATGATGGTGCCCGGCTGCATGGGGACGGCTTCGTTGAGCGGCGGCATGAGCTCGTCGGCGTTCTCCCAGAAGGCGACCTCCGAGCCGTGGACGGCCTGGATCGTGGAACCTCGCCCGACGTGCTCGCCCTTGGCGGTAGCCACGCGGAAGTTGCTCAGCGTCTCGGCCCACGACAGCCGGCGGATCGAGGCGCGCGTGGTGGTGAACAGAGACCGGAAGGGCCAGGTGTCCCACATGAGCTTGGCCATCTCGAAGATGGTCTCGGACCCCTCACGGTCCTTGGAGAGAACAAGAGCATTGGTTCCGGGGAACATGAAGCACCAGTTGAAAAGAAGACCCTCGGTGGCCGTCGAGAGACCCAGTTGGCGGCCCTTCAAGATGATGATGCGGATCGGGCGGCCCTCGTTGTACTGGCGCTCGACTTCGCGCAACAACGCGGCTTGGGCCCAGTAGAACTCATTCTCGGGGTAGAGCGGGAACCGCTCGATCTTGGCGTCCTTGTTCTTGATGGACAGCCTTCTGATCCAGGGGAACAGGGCCAGCGGCTTCTTGGGCTTGACCGCGGCCACTACCCGTCCAGGTCGTCGGAGGGGACGAACCGGGCGCGCTCATCCTCGTACTCCTGGGCGGCGATCTCGAGCGTCTCTTCTGAGATGTCGATGTCGTCGATAAGCTCGGCGAATTCTCGTCTGGCTTCTGATACTTCCTCGGGGGTCTGCCTCGCAGAAATGCTCATAGCCTTGGCCTGGACCTGCATAGCTGCCTTGAGCTGGATTTCCGGCGAGCCGTTCTGCATGAGACCGAGCAGCTTCTCATAGGCCAGCCAGGTCAAGAAGCTGTGCGCCTCGGACATCTCGGCGGTGCCGTAGGTGTCCCTTCGGAGGTTCCTCGCCACCTGTTTGATCGGCCCGGCTTCGAGGTCGAAGGCGTTGGCGATTGCCGTCGGCGGCACGCCGACGCGTATCAGCCGTCGCACGATCTCGACGAGGTGGAGCGGGTCGAGTTGGGCCAGCAGCGGCGGGTCGGGCTTCTTACGCGGTGCCATCGGGCTTCTCCACCGTGACGAGCAGGCTCATGGGGATCTCTTCGAGCACCCGGTAGATCTCGGCCCTGTCCGCCCAGTCGACCACCAGGGTGAGCACGATCTCGTTGTTGCGGTTGGTCTTCATGCCCCCGTCGGGGACGGTGCCGATGAACCGGGCGACCGTCGGCGACAGATACGCCTTTTCCAGGCTCTGGCGCTGCGATTCTTCGAGGGCTACAGCGAGCTTTTCGCGCTCGGCGACTGAGGCCGGGTCGTCTTCTAGTTCGAAGGCTCCGGCAGCGGAAAGGAACGTATCGACGAGATCCTCTCCATCTCCGCGTCCTCCTGTGCTTCGCGCAGGTAGGTCTCGGCTATGTGTGGAGGCATATCGTCCAAACTGAGCACGTCCCTGCTCGGCGTCTCGCTCTCGGGCGACTCTGTCGACGGTGGCTCGCTCGAAGGGAGTGAGTCCCGGTAGCCCAGCACCAGGGTCAGGGTGGCCTCGCGCCACTCCTTCGCCAGCGTCTCGTTCACCTGGCTCTGCGTCTCGACCATCCTCGTCACTGACCATTGGTTCCATCCCACTAGTGCTAGGGCAGCCCCCGCGACAACGCAGAGGGCGATTTCAGCTACCACGCTTGGCCCGCAGGTCGAGGGTGGAGATGACCCGGTTCCCCTGCGTCACGGTCACGTCCATCGTCATCGGGTTGTACGGCCGAGGAATCTGTCCCGAAGCCGTGAGCACCACGACCTGATCCGGTGGGGTTTCTGCGGTTTCATCGGCGTGTCGAGCGGCCACATCGGTCTCGGGAGGATCGGCTGGGGCGGTCGCCATGCGGTCACGCTAGTTCTTGGCGTAGTCCCAGCACAGGTATACGACCTATGCCACGATCCAGACGACCGCGCCGAGGACCGCCAGCGCGTGCACCTACGCGGCGGGCGGAGCAGGAGGCTGCGGCAGGGCGGCTTGGAGCTGGGCCACCGCAGCGTTGATCGAGGCCGTGGCCGTCTCGATGGCGGCATCGTTGTTCGCGCCTAGCGCTGCGACGACGGTGTTGACTTCGCCCTGCAGGCCCGAGACGGCGGTGTTGAGGTCGTCGATGGCGGCCATGATCTCTCCTAACCGGCGCAGAACCTCGTGTTCGTCGCGCACGGCACAACGCTACACCCCGGACATGCAAGGACCCCGGCCATTGGCGGCGGACCGGGGTCGACTTGCACATGCTCCACATGCGACGAGGTCGCAGACTGACCGGGGGAACTTGCCAGAACCCCGGCTGTTGACATGGTAACCCGTGGGCGCGACCATGTCACCCACCACGCAACGAACTTGCTCGGAACTTGCCAAGCTAGCGGGAGCGTGACACGAACGGCGGAGACGCCAACCACCCTTCGCGGGGTTAGGGTCCCGATGCGGCGAAGATGCAGCCCCGCCTTCCCCAGTCCACGCTTACGCGCCTGGGGATAAGTCGGGGTGAGGGTGCGGAGGCATCTCTACGCGCGTCGTCGGGGAAAGCAACGTCAAAGTCAACGGCGGCTACAGGGATAAGTCTGTCCCTCAGCGGGCTTTTTTGGGCCGACGGCGACGGTTGAACACCTGTTTGGACTTGATGGTCTTGAGACCCTCACGGGCTAGCCGCCGGTTCCAATAGGCCTGCTCGTCGGTCTTCGGCTTCTCGCTCACGGGCAGATCCAGCCCTCGGTGACGTGCTCGGTACAGCCCTTGGCCGGGTGGCTCAAGACGGCGCAACCGGGGCAGGTGGCCAGCCCGGGGGTGACCCAGACGGCTCCGGCCATGAACAGCGCCCCGACGAGCACCGAGGCCCAGAACAACCGCCAGCGCCAGGTCACGGTCGCGTATCCTCGGCTAGGTGGGGAAGGGCAGGTGTCCTTGCCGTGGTCCATCCACCCCTCCCCATGGTCCGCCTGGTCATCGGTCTTTGGCTCGCTTGGCCTTGGGCGGCGCGAGAGGCGGCATCATGGCCTGGGCGATCGGATTCGGCGCGACGGCCTCACGGGTGGCGGCCATAAGGGCGCGTATCGCCTCGAGCTGCTCGGGGTCGAAGTCGTCGGGGTTGGGCACCCGCTTGAGCGGAAACTCATTGGACCACCCGATCATGACAACTCCTTCCCGCAACCCCCGCAGTAGGTCCCGAGACGCCTGGCCATGGGGTGGCGGCAGTCCGCCTTGACGGCAGCCTCCAGATCCGCCCTAGCCTTGAGGTACGCCTCTGAGTCGCTGGGGTTGCTCGACGACACGACGGGCGCCGGCGTGCGGACCCGAGCTCGCAACGCCCCTTCGGGAGCCTTTGGCAGTGGCCCACGGGTCGGACGCTCAACGGCGGGTTCGTCGATGGCCAGGCGTTGCCAGAGCGCCCCTACGACGTAGGACGTGAACGTGACTCCGCCCGCCTTAGAAGCCGCCTTGACGGATGCAAGCAATTCGTCGGGAACCCGTACCGTGAACGCCGTGGACATGTATTGCATTTTACCCCCGGCCGGACCGGGTTGCAATACGTTTGTGTATTGCTTCTCTGTCCCTACCCCCCAAAAATTTTGAGTATTGGTGGGTGGATGACGCTTCACTTTCATACTGCTACAGGCCTATGGGCCAAATGGGCTTTGACTACTCTGAACAGGGACTTTGAATAGCAGTGGTGGGGTAGGAATAGGGGTGGGCTCACCGGTCGGTCTGACACCATTGGAGGGGGGGAGCCTCCGTCATGTGACCATGTCGTCACGCTTGTGTTGATCGACGTTGGTTGTGAGCAGGCAGGATGAGGCTAGGAGGCGTGACGGCGCTGGCGTGGCTCGGCTCTGAGGCGTGGCGTAGTCCGTGGCGTCTGCGCCTGGCCGTGCGTTCGTGGCGTGCGTCAGACGGATAGCGCCTGGTCGTGGCATGACTTGTGGGGAATGTAGCCGTTTGGGTTGACTTGTGGGGTGGGTGGGTTCATCATGGCTGTACCGGGTCACTTGGCTCGGATGAGACAGGGAGATGAACATGAACGGATGGGAAGCAACACGAGAGAAACCGACGGTCTACGAGAACTGGAAGTACGAGGTTGCCAACGGTGACACGCTGCTCGGGTTCCGTGAGTTCTTGACCGTCTACGGCGGTGGTCCCGACGAGGAGGCGGGTTCGACGCTCAGAAGCTCGGACCGGGCCGAACTCCACGTTCAAGGGGTCGAGCGTAACGCTCTCGTGTTTACCAAACACCTGGTCAATGACCACGGAGTCTCCGCATCGAGGATTCCGATCCTCGGCACGATGTCGCAACTTCGCCAGCTACACGGTTCACCTCATTACCACGGGATCTAACCCTCTGACTTCCCTGTCCGGGGGGTCTAGAGCGATTGAGTCCAGTCTACGGGCTGGGCTTTTTCGCGTACCGACGCCAGTCGCGCACATGACGACCGACGCGCCAGCTCCAACGCTGGTAGCGGGGGATCTTGATTGGCGTCGTGACCACGATGGCCCGCACACCCGTTTCGAGCGATCTGACCTCGAAAGCGTGAGTTCCTCTCGGAGTCGCGTGGATCACGGGCGCTGTGCTTCGTTCTGCGGTCACGAAATCAAGCCCCTGGGGCCAGGGTCCACGCCACTGCACGCCTGCCGGAGCGTGTACGGCTGGCCCCGGCTGCCACGATTCTGCCGGCCTTCTCGAGCTCGAGTCTGCGGGGGCGCCACGTGTTCGGCGCTATCCCGCTCGCTTCCGACCCGCGCTCGTCGGTTATCGGGCCGTACTCAGCGATCGTTCGGTAGACGCGCTCCCGTAACTTGGCGGCGCTCGGCTGGATCTTGACTTCGGCTTCGCCGCGGGTCTGCAAGGTGCTCACGTCGGCCTCGCGCTCGAGTCTTTCGGCCAGGGCGACCTCGTCGGCTCGGATCTGGTCGAGGATGCTCAACTGGCGGGCCGTGTCGCTCACAGCTTGTCCACACTCTGTGCGATGGCCGCCAGCACCTTGGCTCTTGATCCGCACACCACGCCGTTGCCACGGTTGAACTTCTCGCCACACGCACACTCAGCCCAAAACGTCGGGCCACCTTTGATCTCGTAGACGTGCTGGTGTTCGGAAACTAGGTTTGATTTGCCCAGGTCAGAGGGGCTATCCATCAACCCATCCCTCGCAGTGACGGAGCTGGGTGTTGGCGCACGCCTCGTCGGAGAGACGAAGACAGCAGCGTCCTCCCTTCGTCCAGGGTGACCAGCGGCCCATCCTGAATCGCTTCGGCTCACGGCAGCGCGTTGCACCGCAATCGAGGCACAGCTCCCGGTAACTCTTGAACCGACGGCCCCAGCGAGGACGCCACAGACTTTCGTCCACCGCGTCGTGCGGACACTGCGTAATCGGCACGGATTGCTCCTGGTCAGTCATGGGGGTAGACCTCCTCACCGAGCAGGATGGCGAACGCCGGCCAGCCAGTGCTACGCCGCCGACCGTCGGGCCCCGCATAGCTGACGAGCGGCCACACCCTCTTGTCGATGGGCTCCAGAGCCACCACGCGGACCTTCTTGCCGCGTTCCACCGGATCGGGCAGTTCGTCACCGATCTTCAAGTGCCAGCCATTGCGGCGTTCCCCCGATACTTCCGCGCGATCACCCACGAAGCATCTCCTCGACGTAGGACAGCGCCAGCCCGACCCCGGCGGCCTTCTGTCGGAGCCGCGAAGCCCCCGAGCGCGACGACGAGTCGTCGGCCATTTGCAGCAGGTGAGCATGGGCCTGGCGCAAGCGACCACGGAGGTTGTGTAGGGCGTCCTCGGAAGCCGCTACTTGCTGCGTAGTTTCCTGGTCAGACACGGGCGCGCCTCCGTAGCTGCTCGGGTGTCATGGTGATGCCATCCCTCACCAGTAGCAGCTTCAGGTGCTCAACCTGGCCCCGCAGCTCGTCTCGCTCTGCCCTACAGCGCTCGTACTGGCTGACCGCGATCTCGTGGCCGTGCCGGAGCTTCTGGAGCTGCTTGTAGAGGTGCTCCGTGGTCTCTGTGACGCCCGCACCCTCGACCTGGAGGATTCGGTTGCCCTCGGCCCTGATCTGCGCCACGATGCGCTTGACGGCAGAGTGCATGTTCTCTCTGGTGATCGGGCCGTGGTCGTTGAGCATCGACATCAGAGCGCCGTGGACGCATCGGGTGGTGCGGTCTCCCCGGCTGCTCATTTGCCCTGCTCCTGCCACCTACGACCCAGTGTTACCCCGAGAAGGAACGCCGCTCCGACCTGGAAACCCAAAGCCACCGCCCAATGCCAGTTACGACCAGGCTCGAAGAGGAGCCCGGCGCCGACGAGAATGCACACAGTCGCGAGACGAGCGTGAAACGCCGATCTGGTCATCCGAGTCGCTACTTGATTCGATTTGCTCTGCTGATTATCCGGCATCAGTGCTGGAATCCCCGGAACGGCGCCGAGTAGTGGAGCTTGCCGTCGACCAGGTAGAACTTGATCCGGCTGTGGGTCTCAAGTAGCGCCGCCATCACCTCGAAGGTCTCTGGCGCCAGGTCGGTGAGGTGCTCGTTGTACCACTTGGCCCGTGTCGTGCTCGGGCAGGTGTTGCGCGAGTGGACCCGGCGCCAGCCCTTCTCGCCGTGATGGTTCGTGTACTCCACGGACTCATCTGCGCGCTCGCCGCCATAGGTGTAGATGACGTACTCCTGGCCGACGGCAGGGTTCGGGATGCCGTCGATGTAGAACTTGTGAGGCCAGCCATACTTCCAGTCAGAGCCCCCGACGTGGATGCCCTGCTCCGATCGACGGCTGTAGTGGTCGGCCAGAGCCTGCGTGTACTGCACGTGGTCTCCCGAGAAGGCGTTGGCGTCGAAGTCCTGGTACTCCACGACCGCCTGGCCGTCGAGGAGCCGGTAGAGATCTTCCGGGTGGATCGAGCCGCAATACCAGCAGGTGCGCCATGTCTGCTCGTAGGGGTCAGAGTCGTCTCGCCGCTTGCGGGGCTCACGCCAGCTCGCAGCGGTTTGAGCGAATCGCGGGGACTCGCCGTGGCACGTCGGCGCGTCAGGCCAGACCAGTTCGGTCATGTGTCCTCCTTCGGATACTGCTGTGGAAGTTTCTGCCGATTATCCGCCCGCTCGTGGGCCCTGACGCTGACCGAGCGGCACACGGCCCGGAACGCCAGCATGGCGTGGAACACTTCCTCCCAGTCGCGTGCGGTGAGTGGACATTCGACCAGCAGCTCGTGGCCACACGGCGGGCGGTTGCGATACCGGAGCACGTCAGGCAGCGGGGCAGTCCTCACTGGGCCTCCGGTGGTGTGTCGGGAACTTCCACACCGAACTGCGAGCACTCGCAATGGCCCGGCCCCTTCGGACCCTCCCCAAAGCACACCCCGGCGTTGTTCCGAGGGTTGAGGCTATGGATGTCCAGCGAGTGCCCGCAGTTGGTGCAGTCCATCAGGCTTCGCCCTCGATACTCTCGATGAGCGATCCGAGTTGGGCGTGGAACGACTTGACGTGCCCCAAGTCCTCAGTGACCTCGTTGGTGATCGGGCCGTAGGTGGTCCGAACGACGATCTTCTCGGGCGTACCTTCTGGTGCGTTGGGGTGCTTCTGCACCCGTGATGCTGTCAGTGTCATTGCTTCCTCTCTCGTTGGGTATTTGTGGACGATTGCTCCGTCATTTACTCACCTCAGCGTTCAGGATCGCCTGGATGTCTCCCCAGTGGCGACCGCAGTAGTGGCACCACCACACCGTGTTGTCGGTGGCCTCGGCGCACGTCGTCGCAGCGCCGTTCTTGATCCGATTGCACCTGCGTCTCTCGTAGGTCACGGCTTGGTCCCGTCGTTGAATTCGTCGTAGACCTCAAACCACATGCGGTGCATTTCACGCAGGCCGTCATCGGTGTACGGCTGGTCGGTCTCCACGATCAGCATGTTTCGGCCGTCCTTCCTGACGGTGGCGGCGTACTCCTTGCGATGCCAGGTCACGACCACACGGTCTCCTCGCTGGCGCAGTTCTCGGGGTGCCGGGCGGGATGGCTCGCCGTCGATTATCCGGTGGGTGTGCATGGCTGCTGCCTCCCCAGGTTCACGCAGCGTTGGCAGTCAACGTGCTCTATCGGCCCCTGGTAGGGAGTCCCGATGTCGTAGTGCTTGCCCCTGCTGCACAGTGTCCGCTTCTTGCCGGGCTTCCGAACGTCCTCAGCCACGACGATGTGAGTCGGCCGGTCCTGCCGCCCGTAATAGGTGAACCCGATAGGCACCGTTTGCGTATTAGGACCCAATCTTTCCGTCACGGAATAATCCCCGCTTCCCGCTCCAAGTCCTCGATCCGCTTGCGGGCCTTCGCCGGGGCGTCGATCTTCGATTGCTCCCAATACCAGAGCGTGACCAGGGTCAGGATGACGGCGGCGATCCCAAAGACGACGCACCCGGCAATCGGCAGACCCGCGGCGTGGTTACGGTCGCCACGCTCTCCGGTGTCTTGGATCAGCCCCGCCTCCCACACGAACGCCCACACGCCACACACGGCCCACAGTACGAGCGTCCAGAACACCCGCTGACTAGAGGCTGTCGGATGCCAGTTGGCGATCCGATGGAGTAGGTACTTTTCTGTCATCGGGGACCATCCGCCACGAACGCAGCAGCACCGCCCCAATACCCCGCATCCACCTGATCGACCACCTGATCGTCCGACAGCGCGCTGGTATCGACACCCTGAGCGTCAACCCATCTCCGCATGTCACGCAGGTCGGCGTCAGAATAAACTTCCTCGATTGCGCTGGGATCAGTCACGGGAACCCAGCCAAAGGCAAATAGCGACAGTGCCCAGCACGATGAACTCGCCACCGAACACCACGGCAGCCTCAACGATCCCCGGCGTTCCTTTCGGCTTCGGCCAGTGGTGCCACTGCCAGAACATGTACGTGCATAGGTACGCCCCAAATAGGGCCATGCCAGTCAGGGCTGCGAAAACCACCGACACTTGCCGGGCGGTCGGACCCTTTGACCTGCGCAACACAGGAGGATTACTCACGACCTACCGCCTGCTCTATCGTCTCGAGCGCCACGCCCGAGTCCACCATGGCCGGCGTGAAGCGGAACACCTTCCAGCCATCGAGCATGGCGAGGTTCTGCTTCTCGCAGTCGGTGTCCGCTTCCTTGCCGCGCTTGTGACCGCCGTTCCACGCGCCGCCTTCTACCTCTACGGCCACCATGAGGGGCAGCGGGAGCAGCGCGAAGTCGAACCGAAACCGCCTCGGGGGGAAGAACCGGTACTCGCGCTCGAATGGGATCTTGGCCGCGTTGAGCTGGAAGGCCAGCGTCTCCTCGCCAGCACTCATGACCGGATCTCCTCGCCCCACTTGACGAATCGACAGATCTTTCCACCACTTACTGCGTCGCGCAGAGCCTCGATCTCGCTACCCCAGGCCATGCAGGACGACATATCTCCGTAGTACGTCACCCACACGCCCTCCTGATCGTCCACGCACGTCATGCTCGCCACCACGGACGGCGCCTGCGGTGACGAATGGCACGCACGGTCAGGACCACCAGCGCGATCCCCCCAGCGATGCCTAGGAACCACAGGTCGAAGAAGAACCCGTTGGTCACTTCGCCACCTTCACCGGCTTTGGGTGCTCGGCGCACCACTTGACCTTCATGTACCGGTTGAACCCGATGCGGACCTTCTCACAGCCACAGGGCTGGGTCTCATAGTTGTAGCGGTCCTCGGGGAATCCTGAATGGGCCATCACTTCGCTCCGAACACGTCTCTGTTGTACTGCGCCGTCTCACGGATGATCCGCTCGGAGAGGGCCGACTTGTGGGCCTCGGTGGAGTGGAGGGTGCTCTGGCAGTGCTCACAACCCCAGACTTCGCCACTTTTGATGTCGTCGCGCTCGGGACCGGGGTCCATGACGCTCACGTCGAAGTCGGCGCCAAGGGCTTCGAGCATCACCAGGGCCCGGCCCAGGAACGTCCGCATCCCGGCGTCTTCGGCCCGCTGGAGCGCCTTGGCCATCTTCTCGCCTGCGGCGTCGTACTGCTCGTAATCGAGTTTTAGCATCACTACCTCCTTAGATAAGGGTAGTTTATGTTAATTTGCGGCTGTTTGTCAAGGTTTAGCCGTGACCCCACTCTTTGAGCGTGTCGAGCACCTTGGCAAGGTCAGCGCGGGTCCACTTGCGGCTGTCGCCCCCGATGTCGCGGCCCGTGGCCCGCTGGCCGATGTCGGCGATGTCCCAGCCCTGGCCCTTGCAGATGGCGAAGACCTTCTTGCCCATCTTCTCTTCGACGGACGGGCCCGAGAGCTGCCCCGGGGGCCCGGAGGCACCAGCCCGTGGTCCAGCGGGCCCCGGGGCAGCCTGGGCGGGGACACGGAAAGCCTGGGACGCTACGGCGAGGTGGTCCATAGCGTCGGCCAGCCGTCCGATTTCGCGGGCGAGGATCAAAATGGCGTTGTCGGTGCGGATTCCCGGTGCATCGGTCATGGTCATTTCATTGCTCCCTGGTACGGGGTGATCGGGTCGTCGCGGCGGATCAGCAGGCCGGCGTCGTAGGACTCCGACGGGTTGGCGTGGACGTGCGCGTGGCACGCGTCGGCCAGCCAGAGCAGGTTCGCCAGCGTATTGGGGCCGCCCTGGGACCGGCGCTTGCGGTGATGCGCAGCGGCGCCCCGGAGCCCACAACCCCGGCCGCACTCGCAATTGCCCCGCGAGCGGAACTCGACGAGAGGGGCGAGCTCGGCCAGTTCGTCGGCGTAGCTCTGCCCGCGCTCGGAGTGTGCCTTGAGCCGGGTACGGCGCTTGAGCGGACCGCCGCGCTTCATACCGCGACCTTGGTGCCCGACAATGCGACCGGGATGCGACCTGGCCCGTCGAGCTTGCAGCGGTGCGCCTGGTTGCAGTAGCCGTCACAACGCCAGTGGGTCTCGGGGTCGGGCTCGAACATCTTGCCGTCGTCCTCGAAGTCCTGGCGGCCGGGCACGACACCCTCGTCGACCAGCGTGCGGATCTTGCCCAGACGCTCGACCTCGGCGGTCACTAGCGGCGCCCACACCTCGGGCCCGAACGTCCATTCGGCCCAGAACCGCTCAATGGAGCCGAGCCCGGCGTCGCGGGCCTTCTTGACCGACACGGCCTCGCGGGACAGGTAGACGATCCGAACGGTCGAGCGACCGTGCGCCTTGGCGTTGAAACCTCCCTGGCAGATGTGCGACTGGCTCGGTCCCTCGCCCCCGTTATCACGGATGAACGCCTTCTTGCCACGTCCAAGGGAGCGGAACAGGCCAATGGAGCGGTCGAACTTGTAGGCGCCGACGGTTTTGATCTCGATGGACTCATCGGCTTCGGGGTCGTCGATGTCGTAGTGACCCGAGATCAGCTCGGCGATCGACCCCTTGCCCTCGAAGGTCATGGCGGGCCAGCGCAGCGCCACGGCCTTTTGGATGTCCTCGTGGAGCAGCGACCCCATAGCGGTGATGGCGAGCGAGCTGCCGTCCATCGGGTCGGTCGGCTCGAGCCCTGCGGCGGCGTAGCCCAACTGGCGCGAACAGCCCATGACGCCCGAGAAGCGGAACGGGGTGTCGGCCGCGTGGTCCTTGTGGTGGTCCTGGGCGACCATCCACTCGGCGAAAGCCTTGCCGATCTTGGGCTCGACGGTCCTCACTGGGCCGCCGGCCTCATCAGCTTCTCGACGCTGTCGGCGAACACGCGATAGTGGCCGCCCGGCAGCTTGAAGCCCTCGAGCCGGCCAGCTTGGAGGTAGCGCTTGACCGCCTCGTCGCCGAGCCCCAGGATCTTGCCCGCCTCGGTAGTGGTCAACACGGGTCTTTCGGTAGGATCAGCCATAAATCACAGTCTCTACCACAAACCGCCCTAAGTCAACTCTTTACTCCCATTGAAGCAGCAGTACGAGAGAAGGTTGGCCTCGTGCCATGGCGACGGGAAGTAGGTGAACAGGCGGGATTGGCGGAACCGCGCCGTCACCTCGGGCACGTACTTCACGTGTGGCGAGTCCATGCAGTAGTAGCGGAAGGACAGCTCGTTCCAAAACGAGACGTGGGTCGGGTCGCAGAAGGCCCCGCGTCCGTCCGTCGACGGGGTCAGCGACAGAAGCATCCCGCCAGGGGCCAGCACCCGGTAGATCTCGTTCATCAGGGCGACCTTGTCGGCCACGTGCTCTAGGAAGTCGACCGCCCGGATGACCCCGACCGAGTCCGAGTCCAGCTTGCCCAGGTCGAAGAAGATGTCCCGGCCCGATATGGCCTTGTCGATGGGGGTGTAGCCCAGTGGGCAGCCGTGTGCCCCGCCGAGGTCCAGCGCCGGTAAACCTTCTCGTGCAGCCCAGGCAAGGGCGTTGCGCTGCACGTTCTCGTCGTAGATCCGCACCGTCTCGGCCTGGATCTTGGCGTTGGTCGCCGGGTCGCGCTGGGTGTTGGCCCAGAGCCGTTGGAGGTACAGACACCGCTCGATGTGGACGAATGGCGCGGCTTGGTACATGCGGCAGATCAGATCGGCGTCGTCGCACACCGTCAGCTCGGGGTTGTACCCGCCCACCTGCTCGTAGACGCTACGCCGGAAGGCCCGGATGTGGTTGGGCGCGTACCAGATGTAGCTCACGTTGTGCGGGGTCGGGGGCTTGGACTCGCACACCATCGGCGTATAGATGTCCGAGCCGACCTGGACGGACTCTTCGCGGTACGTCCAGCCGTTGCCCTCGGCGAAGCGGTCCTCGTTCCTTGTCCCGTCCTCGTTGATCTGGGCGCAGTCCGAGTAGACCAGGCCGGCGTCGGGGTTGCTTGTGAACGCGGTCACGATCTCTTCGAGGGCCGTGGTGGCCA